TCACACATATTGTAGAATATATTCAATCCCGTTTAGAATCTGCACTTGTGCTTCCTGGCTGATGCCTACGTAAGTGCCCGCAATAGCCAGACCGCCAGTGATAATAAGCAACACAGATTTCTTATGCTTGCTCAAAACGTTATTCATGAATCTACACTCCTTTCAGCTTTACAATTTTATTTAGACCATCCCACTCCACTTGTAGACCAAGCACAAAAGCTAACTCACGGGATGGAGCATACGCGGAACCGGATACAATTTTCTCGTTTAAGTCCTCGCCATTTACACGCACATCTTGGGTAGCCGCTATCCACTCCACCTTTTCCGCCAACAGCATTGGTTACCGCTCTGACAGGTAGCAGGGATACACCATCCTGTAGGAACCCAGTCACTGATAACAGCGATCCATTCAGGCTGATAGCAACAGGCACTTGCTGTGGCTTGACCCGCTTGTCCACAGGCTTCAGTAAATACTGTGAATAATCCGACCGAAACTTACCCATCGGGAATGCAGGGCAGTTTTTCTACGCATAGCCGGGGTACTCGTGGTTACCAAGCACCTGCTTCATTGTTGGGATTTGTTCCTGTAAGTGCTTGATAAGTTTGTTTGCAGCATCTAGCTGTGCTGCGGTTGGTTGCAGTGTCCGGAAATCACCTACAAGGCAAATTCCTAGCGCATGACGGTTGCTGTTGCCTACGTGGTAGGAATTTGCCTCTGGATCGTTGCACCAATAGATTACGCCGTCTTTTTGAATCACAAAATGATAGGCAATGCCCGGCCAACCGTTCGTGCCGACATGGTAGCGTGCAAATGCCTCTGGCGCCCCACTTACTCTTACTGTAGCTGAGTGGTGGATGGCTGCTGATCGTATATCTGATGGCTTACGCCGTCCATACCTAAGTGTTTTGTGTCGTGGTAAAGAGGCGCGAACATCTGTCACACGCGCACCGGGAATCGTCATATTCATTGTTATTTTGTCTCCTTCAGTGCAGCACGCTCAGTCTTGGCTTTGATCTCCGAACCGACCAAGTTTACGACCGACTTCGGCACAGGCCAACCTGCTCGGTGTGCATTCGCTGTGAGGCTGTTCCATGTGTGATAGAGTAGACCGAATGTAACTCCATAAAACAGAAAACCGGGTGTGCCCATCACCCGATCCAGCAAATTTGCTACGGCCGGCAGTGCAAAAAGAAACAGCGACCGTGGGATTCGGGAAAGGCCATAATCGGACGAGTAAGTATGGTCCTTTTTTGCTGCGGAAATACCGGTGATCCAATCGAGTGAAATCATAAGAAAAAGCACGATTAGAATATCGAGCCGACCCGTTCCATAGAGGTACTGGAAAATCGGAGTAAGAAACACCCCAAGCGTCGCTGCTATTCCGTTTGCTGGGGTCACTACATTCTCTAAACACTGTAAAAACTTCATCAGCTCATCTTCCTCCTCACCCCCTCGGGGCAACAAAAATAGCCCCGCTAGGTACGAGGCTGGCTCAAGGTCTTGTTGAAATAAAAAATCACCAACCTAGAATTCTTGGTTAGTGATTTACTTGAATTCTTCCGTGGAGATTTCTCCGAAAGGATTTGATGTTGTCTTTACAGCAAGTCGCAGCTTTTCTGCTGCTGATACCCACTTCATGCTAAATGCCAAAGCCCAGAATGCCATCAGTTACCACCTCCTTTCAATTGGATTAGCTCAAGCTTAACCATGGCTAGCTGCTCCCCCATTGTTTGGATTAGCGCATCCTTTTGGACGTTGCTAAGTTTGAGTGAAGCAAGCTCCTGTCCCATCGTCATAACTGGATCGGTTTGTTGCTGTTCTCTAATCACTGAGATAGCCTCTTTATTTTGCATCTTCATTAATCGAACGCACCCCCATAACCATTTACAAGTACACGTTCCCTAGCCGTTCCTTTGTCGATCGTCACCCACAAATTAATAGCCCAATTTAAAGCAGTCTTGGTTTTGTTGATGAAAAGATAGCCTCGGTTCCCCTTTACTGCTCCCGTACAATCTTCCCACGTCGGCACAGTATCTAAGTAGTTATTATAAACTTTCACACTTTCAATTGACGAGCCTTCTGGCAAATATCGCTCAAGTGTCACTAATACACGTAATGGCATACCGTCTAACATGAAGTCTGCTTTGATGTCAGGGTTTCCGTAATCTAGCATAAATTCAATATACGTCTCTGTTCGGGTGAATGTGTAAACCCGTTCGGATGAAATTCCCGCGCTATCTTTGGTGACTATTTTGATTTGATGCTGCACGTCTAAATCCAATCGAATCCAAGTATCATGGCTAATTTCAACTGTGTATTGCTGTCCGGCTACGCCCGACCTGATTTGTTTTCCGTTTAAATACTCGCTGAATGTGAATGTATTGCCCTCTGGATCGGTGGCTGAATAGTTCACTACTGGTGGCTGCATAAAGGAACCAAGGTCCTTATTCTCGCCACCGATCACCGGAGGACGATTCCAAACCACCCTAAACTTGCGAGTGACTTCTCCGCTCCTCCCACCTTGGTCATCTTCTGCCCAGACAGCTAGAGTGTGGTCCACATTTTCTGCCAAATCCGCATCGTATATATCTACTTCGCCATCCCATATCCGTTTGTCCCTGAACGTCATATTCAGCACAAAAGAAATAGGCGCGCTTCCGTTCGATACACCGGATTGCAACGCCTTAATTCGACCGTTATTTATTTTGTATTTTGCGGTAACTACGTTGCCTACATCTGGATCAGCCGCACTACCCTCAATTTTGTATGGGCTCCCTTCCGTTAATGTCTGATTATCGGCAGGAGACGTAAGCGTAACTGATGGGGGCGTATTGGTCACAGGCTCCAATACTAATAACTGACTAGCCCCAGCTCTATAGAGAGTTACACCCATTTCAGATGAATTTTGATCTTTATCACTATACATGTATTTATTATTCATCTGAGAGAAAACACCAACTACAGGATCAGTATGGTAACCCTTCGTATAATTAAAAAGATCAGGAAAGAATATCCCATTACCAACCGATGTATTGAAAATAACGAAAAGTGTATTACTTACAGTTGTAGATGCAGTATAAGCCGGATAATAACCGCCGTCAGCTACCACTCGACCATAGCTGTTTACAATAGATTTCACATTCTTAAAAGCTGAAATCTTAGCAAGTGGTGTTGTAGATGAACTGAAATTTACACTAGGGTTTGTTTCATTGCCATTATGTCTATTAATAGCTAGAAAGTATCTTACTTGAATGGAATTATCTATTATTAATGTGAAGAGTTCCCATCCTTCAAATAACGTTACATTGACTGTGCTTGGACATCTTAACTGCATAACACCATCAGATCACCAAGCTTCACTCCTTGTGGTAGTTCTGGCGTGATTACCGTCGTTCCCACTTGATAAGCAGTCGAGCCACTCCCGACAAACTCTACTTGTTTTTTTCCTGTTGTCGGTATTGTGTAATCAATGATGAGCGTAGGATGATTTCCTCCTGTTGAATCATTAGAAGCAAAACCACGGAAAGTTTTCAATGTAGACTCATCTGCTTCTTTTATTAATAGTCCGAAGTTACTTTTCCCGCCAATAAACGCACAGACCAAACTGGTGATATCGATATGAATAGTGGCAATCGCATTAGAACGTTGAAAACTCACAAACGAATTGCTGTCATAAGATGGCTGATTGTTCCAAGTTGTTGCGTTATCCCAATTTTAAGTAATAGTATGGATATTTATTGTTCGATTTGCCGCTCCCGATGAGCTGACGTATTGATGCAAACGAAGAGTAGCACTATTAATGATTACGTCATTCGGAACAAGGCCTAAATCGAAAAATAAGAGCGATCTTGCCCTAGAGTTTGTGTAATCTCCTACACCAACACTAAACCCAGGATCATTTGTACCATAGGCTCTGTATTAGGAGCATACTCCCAAACGTAGGTATCCCGCATTATAGAATTAGCTCTTGATAACGTAACTACAGGCATATTCTTCCCCCTACCTCCCGCGTATGGCCGTTATTTGAAATAATAAAACTCAACTTCAGATCATCTCCTCGACAACAATACACCCCCGTCCTAAGAATAGATGGGGGGTAACATAAACGTGTTTTCAATGTTGATTTGTTGTTTTTATCAGCAATTCTTCCCACTCATGGAATAACAACTTACCAGTAATATGTTTTAAATCATCGGGTACAACAAAATTACAAATCAATTCTAAGCTGTTTCCATCTGGGTCTTCAAAATATACTGAAGCATTCCCTAGATACGGACGAACAAATGGTTCAGCAGAGTTTCTCCTCCCAAATGGTACAGCCTTAACTTGAATTGATTCCAACCACTGTAAAGATTGCTTTAAATCGTCATAAGTTACCTGAAAAGCAATATGCCGCAAAGAAGGATGATAAGGAGTCTGATGCTCCTTCCCTTCCCATAGACCAAGCCAGCTCTTTCCTTCCTCAATCCAAAAGAAGGCAGTTTCATCATCTCGCCAAGCAAATTTCAGCCCAAGCCTAGTATAAAATTCTATTGAAACTTCCAAGTTTTTCACAGGCAAATGAGCCTCGTACAATCCTTTAATCAAGTAACATCACTCCCATCCACATAAGTTATTATACTTTTTAATATCATATATTTATTTATCGTCAATTGTAAATAATAATTTTCTAATTATTCCAATGATAATGGCTGTTATATCGACCCATTCCTATTTTTACCATCTAAACTTCCAACCGACTCTGAGCTTCGTTATAGTAGCCCCGAATCACTCTGAGTGAGCTGATAGTGGACAGATCATCATTGAAATTGTTGTGTACGAATCCGTCAGGCAAGGTTGATTCTATCGTATTCACTCGGACTTTCAGGTTCGAAACATCTGCTTTGAGCACAGCGAGTTCAGCGTGGGCATCCGCAATACCTCGCTCCCAACAGTTAATATCGTGTTCGGTAACCGGATCATCGTGTTTCCAGTCTGTTTTCGCCACATAAGACAACTACATCCCTCCTCTCGCTTCAATAACAAAGGTCAGGTTTACAAACTGCGCCCCGTTCAATTCGATGGCTCCTGTCTTCTCGGCAACTACAGCTCCCGTTCAAGTCCTCAACTTCACGTCTGTGATGACTTGTACGTTGGCGACATGCTGAGCAGATACTTGTAGCGCTATTCCATCCTGGATACCCGCAATCGGATGAGAAGCAATCTCCACAGCCTGTATAGGTACTGAAACGGAGCCGTTTATCAAAATGTCGCCACCCGACACCCTATCTAGCAGGTCATTACGGACGGTTTGCAGATAGCTTGGCAGGATCATTTCACGACCTCCTCATAGCGTTTAATAGGTGTCATGCCTACCCTAAATTCATAGACTTTGTGGTATTCCTTTATCCCGACAACCAAGACATCTCGCAGCTCGATTTTTTCGGACAACACAGGTTCAAAGGCGACACCATTACAGTGAACAGGTCTGATTCTCTCCACCGCTTGAACAGCGCCTTGTATATCAAATCGATCTTCGATTGGGTAAACGTACCGGACCCCTATGGCTTTAAATGTTTCAGGTACTTTTCGAAACAGATTTGTCCCAGTAGTTTTAGTAACGTCCCATGCACCTTTGAGACTATCTAGCACGGCATCACCTTTCGGCAGCATGCCACCCCATTTTTGAACTTATCTTTCCAGCTTGAAGGTTCTGTCGCTTCCTCCAGCGGATTTTTGAATGCAAAATCCTTTGCTGATTGTGGCGTTTTGTCGCCTTTGCTTCCCCAATTGAACGGGTTAAACCAGCCGCCTTTACCCTTACCTTTTCCTTTCGGCTTACCACCCTTATCGGGTCCATCCGGTAAATCCGGAAAATCAGATCCTGATGTATTGTTACCAGCTAGCTTTCTCTGTACGGCTGCGGCGGTTGCTGCATCAAACGCAACTTTCATCTTCTATAGCGCAATTGTCACGCCTCCAACAACTGTACCTAACCCCACCAATTCTGTCGTGAGCAATGCTTTCGCTTCAGTAAAGCCTCGTAATGGGTCATTGTCCTGATATGTTTTAAATTCTTGATTGAGCTTACCGGAGTAGTCATATTCACTGGAATCAGCCATACCAATACGACCCGCTGCATCTAGTAGAGGCGCAAATGCCGTAGCGATATCCTCCCCTGCTCCTCCACCCAACTCGTTCAGCAATTCTTGTCTAACCTTTTTGGTCCTGAATGCCACCGAATGTTTGTATCAATGCCGCTATTGCAAACTGATTGTCTCCCGCGTTTGACGCGTGAATCGCTTCGGCAATAATTTTTGATTTCTCAGCTCGTTTTTGAGCTTCGTCTGAATCAATGTCCTGCGCCTCATACGCTGTCTTCAAAACATTGACCATATCACCTTGATTGTCGAGTTTGATCGTTGCTTCCTTCAAAGCATCAAAAACTTTATCGATCGACCACAGATTATTCATTTCCTTGGTTAGAGCAGCTAGTTTTTCAGGCGTATCCAAAAACTTCGTCACTTGGGTGCTGTACTCAACGATTGAGCCGAGTACCTCTCCACGAATGTCAGTCGTAGTGCTAGCTATCTCGGCGAGGGTGTCAACAAACTACCAATCAACTTTTGAAGTTCTGAACTCAATTGATTTTTAGCTTAGATCTATACGGTAAGCCCTACAACTGCCCCCACTGTATCACCTCCAAATAGAAAACCACCTATTGCTAGGTGGTTTTAGCTTGCTATGTATTAGTTAACACTCTCATAAATTCTACAGGAACCTCTTCATTCTCAGGTTTTATCGAATAGAATACCATTTGTTCCACTTTTTTATTTTCTCTTTTCAAAACAAATCCATTGTGACTTACCTGATCTATATCTTTCTCTATACTAGTTTCTGTTATTTGCTTGATTTTTTCATTGGCTTCATCTAATGTCCAGCCTGCCGCAGTGGTGATCATCTGGGCTGAGGCAAATGCCTTTTCACTCGCATTCTCATTAAACTTTGGATCCAAAAACGACATTACCAGAACCTGAACTAACTTGTTCTCGTTTTTGTTTACAACTAATCCGAATGCATGATTACTGTCCTCAGAAAAAGTAAAATATGTCTTGAATCCGTTACCTTCGTCACGTTCGAACCATTTTGATGAAGCTTTTAGATCGGGGAACGATCGAGAATTATGATACCAGTCAGACGTATTGGTCAGCTTATCTTTTATTTCACTAGTAGATTCGCCAAATACTTCAACCAAGCTCTTGTCTGTATTCGATACATTAGCACAGCCAGTTAAAAGCAGAAATACAAATAAAATGAATACCTGTCTCATATATACCACTCCCTCCCGCCTACATTCTACCCCACCTCACTTTTCCAGTCAGTTTAAACATTTCGGGAACAAACGACATATTACGACAAAAGCACACTCTAAAAAGAGTGTGCCATCTACATTAACTATTGTGATAACAACCGGTTTAATGCTTCGTTGTACTTCTTGAGTCGTTCTATATCTTCTTTAGTTGGACTTGGTATCCTAGACAAATCTTTATTGTCATTAATGTCTGCTATCTTTACCGCCCTTGCTAAGTCGTTTTGTTTTACCCGCTCAATGAACTGCATATATGACTCTCCACTTCTCCTAGTTAAACAATCAATGGCAGTTATGATTTGCTCGGAAAAACCTTGCTGTCGCAAATCAGTTAGTGTTACATCTGTATCTTCAACTACATCATGAAGGACTGCCACAATTCTTGATGACTCAGTATCCATAGATAGCATGACCCTTAATGGATGTAAAATGTAAGTGTCCCCTCCTTTATCGGTTTGTCCTTTATGAGCATTTACGGCAATTAATATCGCTTTATCTAAATCCATGTAGCCCACCTCTTTTATCTCAATTTGTCATCAGTAGACCACCAAGCCTACCAAGCTCAAGGGTGGTCTACTACTTTTTGTGGAACGACAGCACGGCAACAATCAGAAGCCCGAAAGTGAGCATCAATGATATTGCCTCAAACACCGTCATGGCCTCACCCCCTTTCTATCGGGAATGAGCCGATTCAATTACACTTGGAATATTATAACATCTAGACGCTCTATTTCAGAGCGTTCTTTTCTTTACTTCTCCCCAACCGCCTACCGCTCGGGAGAAAGGAGAAAGCTATGTGCTTACCTTCTCCTCTTCTTCTGCTTCAATTGCTTGGCAAGGGAATGCAAAAGCCCCTTCTCTACCGTTTCATCATCGGTATCCGAAGAGGCTCCTTCAATTTTTTCACGTTTACCTACTCCCCACATAGAGAAGCCTGTAATCTCGCCCTTTTCAATTTGCTCCCATGTGTTAGCGTCCATTACCTTCACGCCAACCACCCAGGACCCTTTCTTAATCTCCTGATCACCTAGAGTCATATCTACAGGCCAATGTACGATTCCACCACGTAACCTTTGTTTACGTCTAAATCGTGTTGCTTATCGATGTTGTATGTGTTCTGACGCCCCATGAAACCATGAGCTGCCTTCTCGATTTCTTCTTCTGTCATCTGATCTTCATGTGCATCTTCGGTATCAGGCTCATATACGACGGCGTAAACGATCTGCTTGGCCTTGTCCGCCTTTGCTATGCGGATATCTTTCTGTAATGGCTCTTTACCCTCTTCCTTGATGATCGCAAACGGTTTACCATTTGCGCCCTTATCCACGAGGGAAATGTGCGTAATTCTTGCGTCTTTCAATGCGTATGACAAAAATGTTCACCTCCTTTCGACAGACTGAACTAAATTTTTCATCACAGAATAAACGGTAAAAATTTCCATGATCTTAGGCACTCCCCTAAAGAATTTGGATAAAGTTTTCATAGGATATTGTAGAAATCCCATAAGGGGGACTCTCGATGTATAACTATAATCAACATAATTTTTACTATCCCGGAATTACACCAACACAGCTAAGACCACCGATGTTACCTCTACCTCGATGTGGTGTGTCGTGTCGTGTTCGCCCAAGATGTCTTAGAAGGTTTAATCCACGAACAAGACAGTGGGAATATCGATGCTTTGAAGAAAATGTCTGTAGCTATACTCCATGTCCAAGATGTTATCAATCACGTAATCCTGCAACTGGAGGAGTGGATTATTACTGTGTGTAAGTCATCTTCAAATGCATTGCTGTTGTATAAACATTCTGGGCTTCTTTATTGAGCCCTGACATTAAATCGGACGAGTTCCCTTCGTCAAACACAGCTTGCATCCTGCATCTGCATTTTACGATTTGATTTGCACTTCCTGCCGGGTCTCCTGGGTGCATAAGTTTTTCACCTCCTACTTCGAAATGTTCGTCGATGTCCCCTGTCTGAGCGTTTGCCTTTTTGTGATCCTTGCGCTTGCGCTTGTTATTCGCTGCCCGCCACCGCGAAGCAGACGCTTTGCTATCGTCGCCATTTGCTCTTTTTGATCAGATGTATCAAATGGTTCTTGGGAGAATGTGCTGCCCAAGCTAGCAATCAGTGTATCGAGGTACTCCTCGGTATACTTCGACTCATCAATCGTGGTACCCAATACTTCCTCGGCTTTGGGATGAGATGGCGCACCAGCATAATTCCTTTGTCAGCCAGAAAATCAAGTAACGCTTTCCACTCTTCTGGATCGCTGATTTTTGGGCTGTTCAGTATTGCCTTCACCCTATACACCTCAATTGCAGGTAACAATCGCTTGTTGAAAATCTCATACATAATCCACGAGCGGTATGGTTTAAAGACTTGTTCCACTGCAATTCTACTAGCATTGTCGCTTGTCGCTCTGTTATAGTCTTCAGATTCACCCGTGAGAATAGGTGGTAATCGAAAAGCTGAACGAACCTATTTTCGCTTCTCCTGGTTGTACTCGATAAAAAGAGCGTCCTGTTGCAGCAAGTCATTCAGCTTGTACAGCTTAATGGTGGTTTTTTTTCTCATCGCCAAGCAGCCCTTTGTCATACCCTTGCACTTCGAGATAGAGTATTCCTCCACGAGATTTTTTCCCCCTTGCCCCTTTTAGAGCATCGACAGACTGTGGAGCTAATTCGCCGTTTGTGACAGTCAAGATCATGTCGAGCATTCGACCGTTATCAAAGTACTCGAAGTTGAGTTCTTCAGCTTTCCTAGAGCCAACGACTCCAGGCGAATTACCAATCCAACGAGGTTCTCCATACGTTCCGTTTCCAAGCTGAAGATGAATGACTTCATTCTCTTCGCCGGGAGCTCCGAATTCACGGAACCACGTAATATTGGTACCGCGCTTTTGAGCATACTTCCTAACCCACTTACTTTGCGTAAACTCTTCCACCTTGCCTTGTACAAGTCGCCGATATTTCATCTCTACTTTTTCAAGTGGAGCCGTACACCGCATATATTCCGGTGGAATTCGATAGAGAGCAGGGAGGCCACCACCCCATGCAACTTCAACGTAAGCGTTGCCGCAATGCTCAAGGTCTTCTACCAGTTGGCTCAGCAGTTGCTCGGTCGATTCTTCCAGATTGGCCGTCTGCATGAATCGGTCAGCAACATCCCATTCTGCCTTTGCTGTCTTGTCGCTTTCACCGGGATGGTATGTAAGCGCATAGCCATAACCAACCACGTTTGTTTTGTACGCTTCGACACATTGAGGGATGATGTTGCTCTGCTTAACTACTTGAACACACGCTACAGGGTCAATGGTTGGGCGTATGAGCTTGTGTTCATCGTAATCCTGCTCGAATTGATCAATTACAAGCTGCTTGCTTTCGCCCTCTCCCTCAGCTTTACCAATGGGATACCAGCCTGTTGCTCCAGACATTAAATCCATCCTCCTTTCCCGTTCTTTTTCCTATCCTCTCGTTTCTCAGCTTGAAGTAACATGAGCCAATCACTGTAAGTCGCGTATCTCTTCGCATCCTGGGTATGGTTGTCTTTATCAACCGGTTCTTCAAGCATGATGCCGTTTTGTTCCTTGTACTTGTAATTGCCTGTTTCTTTTATCGTCTCGACAGCAGTACGAGCAATGTAGAGGTTTGGACGGCCAGATGACTCTTTTACCTTATAGAGACTTGACACTCGACGTATTCCGGGACCAATAGCATTTTCAGCGGGATACACTGGAAGCTTGTAACGTCTATACGTAGAAATATCTTCTGGCTCAGAAGGGTCTGCCCAAATAACATCCATCGGGTAATCCTTTTGAAGCTCCAGATACCTCTTAACAAGGCAGTCCTCCAGCTTACCTTGATCGTCTACCACCAGAACATTGGTTTGCTGGCGATAGCTTTCCTCGATCAAATAGTATTCTTCGTCCGTGCATCCAAAGACCAATAACACCGCTGGGTCATTCCAGCCGTGGTCCATGCCGCCGATATACCGCTTGAAGATTACCTCTCGTTCCTCGCCGTTCGGATAGGTAACGACAAATAAACGCCGCACAAGATCAACGGGGCGTATATCAACACAGTGAACACTTCGGTCAAACTCCTCATACACCTGACCATGGAAAACGTTGAATTTCGCATAAATCTCACGTTTCACATAACGCTCAGGGTACGTCTCGACCATCCTCTGAATGTTCTTCTGCAATTCCGGGATAGGGTTATCCTTTGATGTCCAATAAAAATTCCGCCAATCGGGATCATCCTGGTAGCGATCGTCATCCAACCCTGCATCAATAAATTGACCACGTAAAATAATTTCTTCTGCAAACCAGTTGATACCCTCCGGTGTAGTTGTCCAGATAGACCACCCACCTTTGTCAGCTAGGGCATACGCAAGGTAGCCTGACCACGTTTCTGGCTTCATTTTCGATGCCTCGTCAAGCCATACGCCGTCTAAACCACGACCAACAAGCTTCTTCGGATTTTCTGCCGACTTAAACCGAATCAGAATGTATCCCGTTAACCAAACGAAATTCCCCGATGCGTTCCAAGTGTCGATCATATCCTCGGGGATGACTTGCGAGAGCTCCTCTTGTTGAATCTCTGACATGTTGTAATCAGGCGCGACACACCAGTATTCCAGCCGTGGTTTGGGCTTCTTCACTTTTTTCAGGTTTAACGGTGGCTTATAGGGCAAACCCTTCCCTGCTTCAATATCAGCAAGGATGTTATCGAAAAACTTTCTTGCACCTACATTTGTTTTACCGCCGCGCCGGCCGCAATTCATCACGATGTTTCGTACATCACACATCATGACTTCGACTTGCTTGCAATGTGGCGCCCAACTCTCAAAGGGATCTACATGGATCGTCTTCATTGTGACCACCGTTTTATAACCACTTCTGTTGGTCGATCATCATCACCCGACTGCAACTTCCCTACCTCTAGTTTAAGCTTCTCAACCTTCAGACGCTGCTCTTCTGTCATGAAACCAAGGTACTTCTCTAACTTCTCCAAAGCTTTCATTTTGTCATAGAGCTTGATGGCCACTCCATCCTTACCCTGTTTGACTTCGCTGATCAGCGTAGCGTCAACCTCAATACTATCCTTGAACGAAACGTAATTAACCATTTGAGTCACAGGGTTGCCCGAATCATCTTTTAACGGACCAAACATGCTCATTACTGGAACTTCTTTTTGCCCAAACTCCAGGTAATCAGAGATGTCTGCAAAGGCAATCTTCATGTATTCCGAAAGTACTCTCTGAATGTCCAATCCTATCTCAACTGTACGTTGTTCTTTCTGCCTCTTAATCTCTGCTTGGATGTTAGGTTTTCTAAGGTTTTCTAAGGTTTTCTAAGGTTTTCTAAGGTTTTCCCAGCCAATTACATGTGCTGTTTTCTTGCTGTAACCAACAGCCATTGCAGCACGAGTGGCGTTGAAGTCTCGAAGGTACTCCAAAACAAAAAGCCTCTGCTTTTCTGTCAGAGACCCGTCTTCGTTATCTTCTTCTGGTAGAGGATCGGTTCGTTCAATTACCTGTTTGGAACGTTCCATCGGTCTTGGAACAGTACCTGTTTTCGTTGGCTGAGGTGAAGGCGCCGTCTTTAGGAATACCTTGCGCGGTGCGCTACCCTTGCATGGGCCAACAACACCCTTCTGCTCCATCAGTTCAATAAGCCTTGCTGCGTGAGTATATCCTATTCGTAAACGCCGTTGCAGGAAACTCGCAGAAGCTGTTTGTGCTTCTACTACAATACTGACAGCTTTTTCATACAATCCATCATTTTCCACTGTTGATTCACGTACAGGAGGTTCCTCTCCCTTTCTACTAGGAGACTCCCATTTGTCCTTGTTTTTCCAACCTCGTACTGTCCCCTCTGATAGGCCAAGTTGGTCTGCAATATCCTTCAGTTTAATTTCACCGTTAGCCTGATTCCATATTTCATATGCTTTGTTTCGATTAGGATCTCTCGCACGTGCCATTAGCTCAAGTCACCTCACCTCCAAATATATTAATGAATAAAATCTGCTTAATATAATCAAAAAAGTACCTGGCATAACCAAGGTACTCTTGAAATCATTTTCTCATCTTTATTTCTTGCTCAATAATTTTACTTAAAATGATTTTTGCCTCACTTAATCTAATTTGCACAAGTCCCCATATACTTACTATTAGAAAAAACGTGATAATCAAAACACCGAATTGAAGTGTAGACGACTCTATAATGTTATTCATGCTTTCACGTAGTTTTTCAATTTTAAATGTATTATTAGACCCAAAAACTTCATCGATGAATCTACTAATTAATCCACCAAGAAAACCCGAAAACACTCCTCCAAATAATAATGTTGCAATCGTTAAAAGGGACGTAAAAATCGCAGCGAATATCTGTGTATTAACATTTACATTTGGTATTTTACTTTTTACTAAAAGGTGAAGTTTTTCAAGTTGATCATCATTTAGCTTTTTCAACCTTAGATATCTTTCAACTTTCACATAGCTACCAAATTCTCGTCTACGTGCAAAAAGCAGTTTCCAATGTAAAACAATGTATGTATTGGATACTTCTTTTTCGAAGATTCTCTTACCAAACCAATATTGAACACCAATCCAAACCATAAATGCAGCACCAAGCACAACCCATTTTTCCATGTTAATCCCTCCACGTATTTTTACGAGATGGAAACGTAAGAGTTTCTAGATTTTGTTAAATGTGCACACAGTGCTTAATAGCTTGAAAACCTTTACAATCGCATCTGACCGGGAAGAGTTACTCCTAGTAAAATACATCTCCCATAGTTAGGTTAGTAAAATCTCTCACTATTTTATCACCACCTATTGAGTTTGTTTTGCAAAAGAAAAAGCACCTCGTGGGTGCAAATTAAGTCCTTCTTTATCCTAAATATGAAATTCATTTTTCGTTGTACGCCGAACTTATTTCTTTTCTCATTAAATTACCTAAATCGCTCTTCATATCTTCTATCTTACTTTCTTGATCATTTATATTTTTAACATCGGACTCCGAACGCTTAACATCATGTAAAAAAATACCCATGTGAGCTAAAAGTTCCTCTCCATTCGTTGCTACAAGGTCCGAAAAGTAGAGTTCAGATGAATAAAAGTACATTTGAGCCTCATCAAATAAACGATCTGCTTCTGAAAAATCTTGTTCTTCTAAATAAATATGTATCTTCTCTATCGCTGCCCTTCTATCAAGTTCCCATTGAGATACAATTTCCTCACTGAGCTTTTGAGGACATTCTTTCTTCTCTAAATAATCTTTGATATCTTTCTCCCCGAAACCATTGAAACTGGGATATTGTCTTACAAGTAATCCACCAATCTTTTTATCTGCCACTAAGATCAATTTGTAAAATTCAGCATAAGCACTATGCCTTTTAGATGCATACAATCCAAAATCATGAAACCTTCTTTGATTATCATACTTAATTTCTTCTACCTTTATTGTTAAGTCTCTCTTATGTTTTTCTAATCGCGTGTTAACTATACTATTTACAACTGCAACAGCAAACAATCCAGAAAATATCGCCTGTATAAATAAGGTTCCTATTTCTTTTAACTCCAAAGATTAATGCCTCCTACAGATTAAACTTTTGCTAACAAAGTCATACTACTTGACTAAATAAAGTTCTGAGCTGAACTCAATTCGGATACTTGGATGTACACTCCATAGTGGCTTTCATTTGACAATATTAGATATGTAACTTCGAATGCCATTCAAAATACGGCTTAGAGCTTTCGTTCCAATAAATACATTCTTTATTTACAAGCGGTTCAATGTAGTTTTGCAAAACCGGTGTAACGATCTTTTTGGTATTTGATACGATCTTTCCATCCTGAACCTTTATGTACCCTTTTTCGTATAAATCATCGCAGCCAAGCTTACACATAGGCATCACAATGTTTTCGAAATCGAGTTTCTCATCATTGGAACATTTCGCTCTCTTTTTGATATGGGCTGCTACCAAAAGGTTAACAGGGAATGTCTCAAACGGAATTTCTGATAGTGAGTATCACTCTGAAGATCAAATTCTTCAGTTACTCGTATACTTTTTTCTTGATCTAAGATGCTAAAACCTTGAATAATGAAGTTCTATTTATATCCAACTGCTTTATTGAAATCGATGTACTTAATACTGTGTTGCTTTACTTCATCTAAGAAATATACGTATTCCCAAGTCTGACCGTTAGGATCTGTGCCCCAAAGTTCTAAGGCTAGTTCTTTATTGTGTAGCTTATATGTGGAGACAGCAGACGAGAAGATACCTCCATTGCCCGAAAACAATGTTATATCTCCAGTCTGAATTCTTTCCCATTTTTTTATATTCCCATTGGTTTTTCCTGGAGTTACTCCCCAAGTGGGTATCAATTGATCAGGATAAAGTTCTTTAAGTCTCTCTACTTGTTCATCCTCCAAATATCGAGCGATTCTAGATAGTTCAACAGGATTGATGATGGTATCTATATAGTGTTGTTTGGCATCGCCATTTCCGGCCGGCTGGAGAATTACGCTATTCATAGTCACACCTACAACTCGTCATATTTTTTGTTAGAACCAAAAGCCTTATCTACTGGATATTTAGCTTCGTTTTTTGCTATTTTCTCTCGAATACATTGCTCTATATCGATTCCTAGCGCATCTGACATAAGAAGTGAGTAAATCAATACATCAGCTAATTCGTCTTTTATATTCTGATGGTTCTTTTCAACAGCCTCTTCACTACTCTTCCATTGAAAATTTTCTAGCAGCTCACTAGCTTCTAATGATATTGAGATCGCTAGATCTTTCGGATTATGAAATTGTGCCCAATTTCGTTGATCTCGGAATTCGATAACTTTGCTTAATATATCTTTCATCCTCGAATTACTCCTTAAGTTGTCATTGTTACGAATAATTCGACCCAAATAGTCAATTCCCTACAAATTCCTTCAAATATATTAAAAAGCCAACCTCAGCGAGTGACAGCTTTCGTAGCCATCTCTTTGCCTTTTGGCTGGCCTTGATCTTTACGAATTTTGAACTGCGACCTAATGGACGAAAATACTTTTACAATCTCGTCCGACCGGCGCAGCACTTCCCCTAAGTGATAGTTTTATCCTGTCACTAAGTCAGCATACTGGCGAACTACATCTCACCCACCTCCATGAAGGCACTTATTCCTTCATTTACTAAAATCGGAAAAATACTAATTTTTATATAAATTTACGTTCATAAAAATAGGACGACCTGCATAATTTGTGCACTTTAAATAATAGCTTCCGGGCTCAAGTACAAAATATCCTTCTTTATATTGATTCCCATATAACGACATATGGAAGTTATCTCCATATGGGGTAACAATAGTGACTTTTGCATCAATGAATGCTGGCGTACCGGGATTTACACTACCAGTAAAAGCTACTACCTTAACTGACGTTTTTGAGTCGATAGTGAATGTTCCTGATGAAGCTATGCTATCTAATCTTGAAAGATGGAACCAATAGAAAGCGTCGTCCTGACTTTGATTTTCAACTTGAACCTTGCTCTGCCCTTGATTTAATTGTAGAGTTTGATTTTGAGTTTGTTTGATATCACTTGCAAAGGCAGCTTGCGAACCGAAAGTCAATGCGGAAACAACTGCACCCAAAGTTATTAACTTTTTAATCATAATCCACACTCCTATTTCCCTTAATTTTTTCGAACATACCTTTTTCATATTTCCTATCTACCGAATTGTTTCATTGACTACCGTGGTGTGTACGAAGGGCTACAAATTAAAACAATACACTTTTCCATTTTTTTACATTTTTGAAGACATCATAGCACACACCCCAAAACATTACAACTGTATTATTTAAAACATTCTGGATTATAGCCAATGCTACGCTTCTGCACACTTGAGACAGGATCGGCGTATACGAATATGAGAGATACTGGACAAGGGGCGAGTGGCCGGAGCCGTAGGTCTCGCATGTAGTCCCCTGTCCGGTAAATCCCAGCAGAGTAATTCGCGATTTTCCAAAGTTCCGAGAGGGGTTCCCAAAACTTGAAAACCGCTGTAAGACAATGCAAAAAAATAATTGTATGGTTCCCTGCTACGCTCGTCGCAACTGGTGCGTTCAGGCTCAGAATGTCCCCCTCTCGTAAGGTCACATTCGTCATCACCCATAGATTCGCTCAGGTACACCATTGATAAGGGATAGGCGGTATCTCCCAAGAGCCGGAGTCGCTTGCTCTTGACTCAAGATTACCGTCCATAACATTTCAAATCGTCCTGCCTTTTATCCCTGATAAAGTCCGAGATTTATCCTGCATTTTATCGTGATTTTGTTGGGCTTTTTCGCACAAAAAAGGGCACTCAGATCATCCCGAGTGCCGTAGCTATTTACATAATTGCCTCTTTCTTTTTTGTGTAGAATTGGTCTTTTGTCAGACCTAAGTCCAGATATACATTGATGTCCTTCACCCTGGACGTGCAGAGATACTTCTCTTCGATGATCTGGCGCTCTACTTCATCTAACGAGTACTGCAACGCCCTTTCAATCTGTCTTGCTTTCAACTCATTCGTGGACTCAGATTTTTGAAGCCGTGGAAACAGTTGATCAATGCCCTTTTCCTGTCGCTCCTTTTTATTTTGTACAGCAACACGAAGGGCTTTATATTCTTTTAATGCTTTGACAACAGCCTTTCTGACTTCTTTTTCGTCTACTGGTTCCAGAAATGACAGTTGCTCTTGTGCGCTCAT